CCTAATCGAAGGCAGTTTGGTCTGACTCGCAGTGTACTCGAGCTCAAAGACCTCCCTATGAGCTTAAAGGGAAGTATTGAGGCATATATGGAAGTCCGCGGACACGCCATTAAGCAGGCGCGAAAGGGACTTGGTCGTAATACAGTTCCGGCTGAATATTTAAATATTCAGTTCGGCTGGTTACCCATATATAGCGATATTATGCGTATACTGAACTTGCCAGAGAAAATCGCAAAGAAAGTCAACCGACTTTTAGAGCGACAAGGCAAGGACAGTACTTATCGGTTTGGGTTCTCACTTGGAACACAACCGATAAGCTCACCTCCTAGCTTTACTTTTGACCTCCTCACTGGGACTCCTTGGTTAGTACTGCAACGCATGGAACAAGAGAAATCAAGTTACGTGCGATGATCAATGCTAACGTTCGGCTACCCGATGTTGGGGTTCCTAAGCTTCGTCGCGAACTTATGCGGCAAGCTTGGGGTCTGTACCCTACTCCAGAAGACGTGTATAATCTCACGCCCTGGACTTGGTTAGTTGATTGGTTTGGCGGACTCGGGGATTACGTTGATATTTATAACGTAATGAACACGGATCCGTCAGTCATCAACTATGGGTTCCTGACTGGCATCTCTACCATTCAGGTTGACACCGTACATACTAGTAAAGCTACGCGTGTCCAAAAGCGCAGCCTCACTCCGCCCGTTCCTGCGACGGTTTTCACCGAGAATATCGTTGAAAACATTAGCAGGACCGCTCGGCTTGATGCTACTCTCCATGTTAGGAGGACTTTTGGTAGCGCTTATGGTTTGAGACCTACGTACGAGACCCAGGATTTTACTGGGGCTCAATACACAATACTAGGTGCCCTCCTATTGGCGGGCCACTAGATCCCTGTACTGAGGGTAATTCCTCGGGCAGGTCAACCACTAAGGAGACGTCATGCTTGCAGATCCAATCAGTATCCTCGCCAACGCCCCAACACCAGCTCTTGTTTTTGCTGTTGTTAAGAGCGACGGCTACGGCTCAGAAAGACGAGATGCCGCGGGTATTTATTCCCTCGTCATCACGCACGAAGATGGAAAAGGCAAAACATCCAATCGCCACTATGTAAAAATTAGTGAAACGAAGGATGCTGTCAATCCATATACGGGCGGTACATCGAAGCAAACTGCTTCGGTGTCTCTTTCGGTGTCACGTCCAGCTTTCGGTTGGACCACGGCTAATATCGTGGACTTGATCGAAGCCTTGTTTGACACGGTCAATGATACTGAATTTACGCCTACCAAGTTGGTGCAGTTCCAGGCTTAACGTCTGGACTGTACTTTGTGTTAATCCGGGCTGGCATCAGGCAGACTAGCCCCCATAAGGAGGTTAGAAATGTCGGATGTCAGTTCCGGAAAAACGCAAGAGACTGTCAAAAACGTTCTTGACATTCTCAATCTGGTCATGGCGCTTAAGGATGCTTATATGGAAATCAGGCGGCAGCTTCACAGCGGTCGTCAGATTTCCAAACGCGCTAAGCAAATGCGTTCAAATCTACTTGCTGTTTTGCAAGCGGACAAGAATGCGCATGAGCTCGGCGATGTCTTTGAAGCTGTGGAGGACTTTCATCCTCCCCAGCTTGAGTTACCTCTTGACGAGGTGGCTCACACGTAACTGTGGCAAAGACTAAGCATTCTTTTAGGATCGGCTAGTATGACTTGGAATGACCCAACTCAAGGAGTGAGTCATGAAAAGTCCAATAGCTCTCCTCTCATGCCTACTGGATGATGTCCAGAGGCTAGAGCCTGATGTGAGGAACTTAGATCGTGATCTCAAAACGATCGAAGCTCGCTTCAAACACGAAGGCATTGGCTTCTTAACCATTGCCTTTTCAACGTATTGCGACGCTCTTGATGAGGGTTTAGCAATGCGTAGGTTCACCTGTCCACCCGGCTTTAAGACCGGAGGGCTAGCAATCCCGAGATTATTCTCAGGTATGCTATGTGAAGTGTTTGATGAAAGAACTGGTCTACTTAAAGAGAACCCTAGAATGGGGTACCTTAAGTGTCTCAGAGAGATCTTAAGACTCTTTAGAAAACTTCCTTTGTCTAATGACCGAGATAAAGAACTCGATAAAGAGGCAAAGGATAAGTTCCTGTCATGTGATGAGAGCGTTACTCGTACCGTATGGGACGAGCGGCGCAAAAATCACCTGATGGGTGTTTGCCGCATTGTCCTTAATCATCTACAAAAAGGAGATGACTATGACTATAATGATTGCAAACACGGACCAGGAGCTGTTAGTGAACGTTTCACAGCCAACGGAAAATGGTCGGCTGTCACTTCGAGTTTATGGAGTAATCCAGAAGAACTCGAAGGGTACGGTTATGATACGTTCCTTGTGGATTTCTACTCTTCACGAGCCATCGAAGACCAACTCAAGTTGGAAATCGAAGGAATTCGCGGAGAGCAAGATATACACGAGGCGTGTAAATATAAACCGCGCCAACGAAGCACTAGCAAAGACACTTCTCAATTGCTACGAAAAGATAGGGTTGAAAGCCTCTCTGATCAAGCATTTAAAGAAGTGCCAACCTCGAAGCAATCGAGACTTGTTACTGTCGCTAAGAATTCAACCTCTCGGCGTACAATAACGGTTGAGCCATGCTTGTTGCAGTTTAAGCAGCAGGCACTGAACTCAGAACTTCGGAGAGCAATCTCCAAGGATCTGATTCTGCGCAACAGTCTCGATTTAACCGACCAATCGCATAATCAAAAATTGGCGATGGACGGCTCTCGTACCGGTCTATGGGCGACTATTGATTTAAGTTCTGCGAGTGATTTGCTCAGCTTAGAGCTGGTCAAACTCATCTTTCAGCACGTACCTTCCTTTCAAAGAAGGTTAATCGATAGCCGTTCTACTGAGTACACCGACGGATTATCGAGTCGGGTGCTTAGTAAATATGCCGGTATGGGTAACGCTACAACTTTTCCCGTTCAGTCCGTGACCTTCGCTGTTATAGCGATGGCAGCGATACTGGACAGCCTTGGTTTCACACCTCGGCCAGATAGGTTGAAGCTAGCTTCGAAGCTTGTGAGGGTTTACGGTGATGATATCATCGTGCCCGCACAATACTCACAACAGGTAGTAACTTGGCTTGAGGCCTTCGGTCTAAAGGTCAATACCCGTAAATCTTTCACGGATTACAAAAGTTGGTGGGAACACCAACCATGTTTCCGGGAAAGCTGCGGTGTTGACGCTTATGGAGGTGTCGATGTGACGCCTCTGTACCTTAGGTCTTTACCATCAGTTGCCGACCGACCGAAAGGCGGCGGTAACGGCCCTTCCACTGATCCTAGTGCCATAGCTTCGCTAGTAGCGACATCTAACCTTGCTTGGGAAAGATGTCTCTACAAACTTAGCGCTAAGCTTGCGACGGTGGCTGAGAGTTTCCTTAAAAAGAAACTACCAG